TTCACCGAAATTGAGGCGGGCGAGCTGTTCGCCACCAACTCGGCTGCGGTCGAGCGGTACGCCTCTCGGCTCATGACCATTTCGCGCGCCCGGCCCAAGTCGCGCACTCCGGCGAGGTCTTTCTAATGGCTTGGGACAAGAATCTGCCCAATGGCAGCGCCAACATTGCGCAGGGCGACAACGCGATCCGCGACAACAATCAGGCCATCGAGACGGCACTCGGCCAGGAGCACGAGTTCTCGACCGGCGGAACCAACGGCGGCCGTCACAAGTTCGGCTCCGGTAACGCGGCGGCGCAGTCGGCGATCACCAACTGGCAGGCGGGTTCGCTCTACTTCCGCACCGATGTCCGATCGGGCAAGATCGTGCTTCAGCGGTACTCAGGATCGGCATGGGTCGACATCGACGTGTCGCAGTCCTCGCTGCCCCGGGTCAACGAGCAGAGCCCCTACACGGTCACCCAGTGGGGTACGTGGGCCAGCGTCACGCCTGGCGCTGGATCGCCTGATACGCTCGCGATCGACCTTGCGCTGTCGCCGTACAAGTACGCGACGATCGTCGGCGACACGATCATCTCGAACCCCACGAACGCGCTCGCGAGCAACGGCACGACCTGTCTGCTGTTCCTCACGATGAGCGGGGCGGGGCACGTCATCACGTGGGGCAACAACTACCGGACCCCGGGTGGGGTGACGCCGGCCATTTCGGCCGGATCGGGCGCGAAGACGCTCGTCTACATCCAGTCGTGCCAGGACGGGACCTACGCGGTAACGACCCTGCCCGGCTTGGCGGCAATCTAGCCGTGCCGGTCCCCGGGCTGGTCCCGAACATCCAAGGGAACACGCTCTCGATCACGTATCGAGCGAGCGTGAATGACGTGGATCTGTTCGAGGATGTCGGCTCGCCTGAGTATCCGGTGCATGTCTCGGTGCTGATTGAGGATGGCGTCACGATCGGGGCTGACGTGAACGAGGGCAGCGCGTCGGCTGTTCCGGCCTTCAACATCGTGAACTTCCCGGCCGGGTCGACCGTCTTCCTGATGAACCGGGGCAAGATCCTCGGCGCGGGCGGCATCGGCGGCAATGGCGACCGAGGCCGGCGAGACACCTCGAACGGCAACACGTTCGTGGGCGGCGGCGGCGGTGGCGGTGCGGGCTCGAGCTCGCAGGGCGGGCTTCACGGCGTTGCCGGATCGACGACGGCCGACGACGGGGCGGCGGGCACGACCACTCTCGGCGGTGCTGCCGGTGCCAACGACACGAGCGCAGGCGAGGGCGGCTACACCCGAGGCGCAGCCGCGCAGTATGGCGGCGCTGCGATCTTCTGCCGTAACGCAAACCTCGTCATCGACAACACGTCGGGCGAGATCATTGCGGGCGGCAACGGCGGCGAAGGCGGCTACCAGGACGGCGGACTGCCGGCTGGCGAAGTCGACGCCGAGGACGGAGACGACCTCCCGTCGAGCGTCACGCTGTCGACGGAGAGTGGTCTCGAGCCCGCCGCCGTCTACCTCGTCAACGCATTCGGCGAGTCCGGCTATACGCTGACGTGGATTGCGGGCGACACCTATCCGAGCGTCGCGGGCTACGTGCGGGAGGTGGCCTGATGCCGCACGAGCCGTTCCCGATCGCCGACTTCCAGGCGGGCCAGTTCTCCGGCAAAGAGCCGTGGCTGTCGCCGGCTGCGGCATTCCAGACGCTGACCGACGGACGCATCTACCGCGGGCGCCTCGAGAAGCGCCGCGGCTACTCGCGTCTGTCGGAGCTGGGCTCGGCGGCTTCGACGGTCAACGGGACGGGATCGGGCGCTAACTCGAACGCCAACTATCTGGTCACTCACTCGGTGACGCCGGAAGGGCTGTTTACCAATATCATCCCGGAGACAGTCGTGTTTGCGTGGCCCGACGCCAGCGCCGGGACCTTGCAGGCCAGACTCGACCTATCTCAGTACCCGCTCGACCTGAGCGACACGACGGCGCCTTTGATCGACGTGGTGGACGCCTCGACCGGCGCCACGGTGATCGGCTTCTACCTGATCGTCGGCGGCGGGTTCAATGTCGATTGGGCGCTGCATCCGTCGTACACCGGTCCCGGCGCGAACCGAGGGACGCTCAACTACTTCGCCCCGGCCGGTGATCCGGTGACGGGCGTGGCTTCGTTCACGGACGCAGACGGCGCCGAGTCGCTGCTGGCATTCGACGAGAACTCGATCTACGTCCTCGACAACACGACGCAGACCTTCAAAGAGGATGCGTCCGCTGTGACCCTCACGGGTTCCGCTACGGACTATGTGTGGTCGTGGCCGTTCGACGACTATCTGATGTTCACGAACAACGTGGACCCGGTGTACAAGTTCACGCCCGGCGGCGCTCCGACCATCGAAGAGATCGACACCGAGTTCGACTCCGGGTCCGCCGGCAACGACCTCGACACGTGCCTACTGGTCATGCGCTACAAGGGCCGGGCGATCTTCTTCAACACGAAGGAGAACGGGACCCGCTACCCGCGTCGAGCGCGGTGGAGCCTGTCGGGCGCCTTCGAGTCGCACGATACGACGGGCCTCGCGTTTGCCGACGCGCCGTCCCACCTCGGCGCGATCGTCACGGGCCAGATGATCGCCGATCGGATCTACATCGGCTTTGAGCAAGGGTGGATGGAACTCGTCGACACGAACGAGTCGACCCAGCCCTTTCGGTGGGAGGTCACGACGGCGCGGCGCGGTGCGGTGGCGAAGATGGGCGCCGTCCCCGACAGCTACCGCGTGCTGCACCGCACCGAATACGGCATCGAGGCGATTGATCCGAACGGGCAGTATCGGGTGGACACTTCGATCCCGGACTTCATCCTTCAGCTCGACGCCTCGAAGCGGGACCTGAGCTTCGGTGCCCGCAATGACCCGTTCCGTTCGTTCTTCTGGTCCTATGCGCGTATCGCAGACACGACGCCCTCGCGCGTGCTTGCGGCCCAGTACGACGACAAAGACGAGCTGTCGTGGTCGGTGTACCGCATGGCGTTTGACGTGTTCGGGTACTACTCGAACGTGCAGCCTTCGACGTGGGACAGCTTCGGCCCGCGGACGTGGGATGAGCTGACGTTCTCGTGGGACTCCGCGCGCGGGACGACGGGCTTCCGAAGCCTCGTCGGCGGGACCCAGGACGGCATCGTGTACCTGTTCGACGAGTCCGACACAGACGGCGGCAACGCCATCGTCATGGAAGCGAAATCGCAGGCCCTGTCCCCGTTCCCCGGGATGCGGTCTCACCTCGGCTGGATCGACATCTACGCCTCGGCGACCGATGGGGCGACGCTCGAGATCGGGTGGTCTCGAGACAACCAGGCCGCCATCGGGCTGACACGCACCGTCACGCTGACGCCCGACGTGGTGACGAACAACGTCTACCGGCGGGTGCTCATCAACAAGGTGGCGACCTTCCACACGTTGACGTTGACGCTCTCGGGCGACTCGTTCGCTGCGATTGACGCCATCGTGCCGTGGTTCATGCCCGCGAGCCGGATGAGGAGCTTCGGCTGATGCCTGAAGTGAAACACCGACCCGTCGCGTGGACGCCGCGCTCGATTCTGTCCGAGGTCGTGCGCGAGGTGAACCTGTCCCTGCGGCAGCTTGCGCAGGAGATCACGCGAAACTACCGCGACGGTTACCCGCAGGTGGATTCGACCGTCATCGTCAACACGACTCAGATCGTGTGGATTCCCCAGAAGGACTACACGGTGAACTGGATCGCGCTGCGCACATCGAGCGGCACGGCGAGCGTTACGCCCCGGATCAACTCGACGGCAATGGGCGTTACGGGCGGCACTCCGATCGCGGCCAATACGACGGCGACCCGGTACTCGGTGACGACGGACAACTTTGCGGCGGACATGTCGACGGTCGACCTGATCGTGAGTGGTTTATCGGCCGGCGCGAATCTGGCCGTCTCGCTTGGCGTGAGGGCTGAATCATGAGATTCGCACTCGTGGCTGCGCTAGTGATGCTGCCGTCCGCTGCTATGGCGCAGGGGATCGACGCGAACGGGTGGACGTTGACGAATCCGACCATTGTCGGCCCGGTCCTCGGCACTGAATCGTCTGCCCCGGCGACCCCTGCGGCGGGCAAGGTGGCTTTGTACGCGAAGAGCGGAACCCCGGGCGAGTGGTGCTCGAAGGACGACGCAGGCGTTGAGACTTGCATGAGCGCAGGTAGTGGTGGCGGAGGAGGCGCGGGCTATGCGGAAATCGCTGCTGCTGCTCTGGCTGGTTTCTAGCCTCTGGGCTGGGATCGCCGGGGCGATCGAGCTTGAGGGATCGACTGATGCGCTCGAGATCGTCACGACGACGACGGCTCCGGTCGACTACCAGATCAAGTGGGCCAATCGGACCGCCACGGCGCTCACGACGCCCGGTACGTCGGTCGGGCAGATCTCGTCGGCGACGACGACGACGGCTGTCGCGGCCCCGTCTGCGTCGAACTGGCGGCTCGTGACGCAGCTCTCCGCGCGGAACACGAGCACGACCACGGCCAACGTCGTCACGGTGCAGGTGGATCGCTCGGCGGCGAACCGGACCATCTACTCGGCCTCGCTCGCCCCGGGCGAGTCGATGGCCTACGACGGCTCGAAGTGGACACTCTACACGGCCTCGGGCATCGCCCGGGTGCAGCCGCTCACGGACTCGGGCTACAACGGCCGAGTCTACCCGTTCCAGAAGGCGGCGACGGCCAAGGATTCGGCGGGCTACTGGTACATGTACCAGAAGGACGCGGGCTTCCCGGGCGCTGCGGTGCCGGGCGCTCCGGGCGTCAACGGCTGGGACACGGACTGCTCGGTGGCAACGAACGCAGCCGACCCGGCCGGCGCTGCCCAGACGGGCGCGCATCTGCTGCAAGACCCGGCCTCGGGCAACCTCTACCTGACGAGCGTCGAGCTTCAGGGCGCGATTGCGGAGACGGTCCAGCTCATCGACGTGCTCTGGTACAACAGCGGCCTCGCGGTCGCGGCCGGCGCGCAGGCGATTGCGATGGGCGGCGGCGTAGGCCCTGCCCGCGACATCAACGGAACGACAGACGGCGAGGGCGTGCAGGCGGCGATCCTGGCCCTCTCGGCTCTCGGCAACGCGGCGACAGTCGCGACGACGACCATCACCTACCGCGACAGCGAGAACAACAGCCCCAACACGGGGACGTTCTCTGCGCTCGTCGGCTGGCAGTCGCCCGCGACTCCGGTCATTGGGACGTGGATGCCGTTCCAGCTCGCGGCCGGCGACCGGGGCATCCGAGAGATCAGCTCGTTCAACTCGGGCACGACGTTCACGTCCGGGACTTTCGCCCTGATGCTGTATCGGCCGCTCGTCACGATCCCGATCACGGCCGCGAACATCGGCACGACGGTCAACATTCCGGCGCCCGGAATCCGTATCTACCCGAACAGCTGCATCATGGCGGTAGCGGTGGGTTCCGCTTCGGCCAACACGCTGGCCGGGACTTACACGATCGTGGAGAGGTAATCAGATGATCCCCCTAATCGGTGCAGTAGGCGGCATGGCGGCGGGTAGCGCCGGTGGTCTCGCGGCGAAAGCCGGTGCCGCTGCGGGCGGCGGCGGCCTCTGGCAGCAGTTCCAGTCTATGTACGGCGGCGGCGCCGGCGGCATGGGTGGCGGCCCGAGCGGGCAGACGCAGAAGTCCGCGATGGGCGGACTCGGCGCGCTGCTCAGTGGGCAGGGAGACGCGGCGCGGCGCCTGTCGGCGACGTTCCGCGGCCCCACGATGCCGCTGATGCCGCACCTGAACACGTCGCAGGTCGGGCCGAACCTGAACCCGGGGCAGATGGGCCTGTCTCAACTCCTCGCAACGATCGCGACGCGGAGGGGGTAGGTCATGGGTCTAACGGACACTCTATTCGGCGACGCGGGCGGCGGGATTCAAAACAAGAATCTTGCCCGCCTCACGCGCAACCTTTCCAAGAAGCTCGAAAGCGAGCTGGGGCAAGGTGCCGAGGTCTATCAGGGCGCCATCACCCCGGGATCGAACCAGAACATCCAGTCCGCGCTCGAGGGTGCGGGCTCCCTGATGTATCAGGACCCGCAGATCCAGGCCGGTCTGTCGCAGTTACTCGCAGGCCCCGGCGACGGTCAGGCGGTGCGGGACTATTACCAGTCGTCCGTCATCGACCCGGCGACGCTGGCCTTTCAGGATCAGCTCGCGCAGATCGGCGACACCTACGGCAACACGTGGGGCACGTCGGGCGCCTTCCCGCGCATGGCTGCGGATGCGACGGCGCGCTTTGGCACGGGCATCGGCAGCGTGCTCGGCGAGCTCGTCTACAACGATCGAAACGCCTCGCTCGACCGGATCGGCATGGGCGTCTCGGGCTCGATCGCCAACCAGCAGAACCAAGCCGGCATGCTGAATCAGGTGCTCGGCATGGGCGACTACCAGCGCGGCATGGAAGGCGAACAGAACCAGGAGGGCTACCAGAAGTGGCTTTCGGGTCAGGACTACAACAACCCGTGGCTGGGATTTCTCGGGACGGCGCTTTCGACGGCGACGCCCGAGGCTCCGAAGTCGGGTCTGCTCGATAAAGCTGGCGCCATCTACGGGATGACCCCGTTTGGCAGATTGCAGGGGTTCTAGGCCATGTCGTTCCCTTTCAATTACGGAATGTCGATCTACATGCCGCCCGGTCCCGATATGGACCGCGTGGACCGCGCGTGGGGCAGCCTCGGCTCGCTGCTTGAGTCGCGCCAGAACGACAAGGACACGAACAGCGTCGCGCAGATGGCGGCGGAGCGGATGCGTTCGCTGGGTCCGCAGGGCGAGCAGTGGGCGAAGATGATCCAGAGCAACCCGCGTGCGGCGCTGGCTTCGATGGAGCAGTACGGCGGGCCGATGGAGATCGAGAACCAGATTATCGGCGCAAGGGCGCAGGGCGAGGCTCAAGAGCGATGGGGGCGCGCACTCGAAGGGTCGGAGCTGAAGCCGGAAGAGCTTCAGATCATGCTCGAGGCGGGTCCCGTGAAAGGGCCGGCTGCTCTCAAGGCGTATCGGGAAGCTGGCCCCAAAGCCCCGACTCAGCGAGAGCGCAAGCTCGGAAACGGAATGGTTCAGCGCGAGGAGTTCGTTAACGGACAGTGGGTGCCGGTCGGCGAGCCTGGGATCAGCGGCGGCGGGATGTCGTTCGAGATCGACGCCAACGGGAACCCGGTGCTGCGGACTGGCGGCGCTGCCATGTTGGGCGT